CATGCGCCGCAGGGTGAAGGTCACCCCCGGAATGGTGCTGCTTTGAAATCGGAGTTCTGTAGCGTAGAGCACAGCCCGGAATGGGTTAGGCGAAAGCGATCGAAATTTCATCGTCGGCCACTCCATAGGCAAGGCTGCTCGGATAAGACATCACTACACGAGACTCCGCATCGGTGAGTTCCGGAATCTCCGGAACGAACCGCGGAACTCGGATCCCGACCAGTTGTCCTTCTCGGTTGCCAAGCTGAATGCTGAGATCCGTTTCCTCTCGACGCCGAGCCAGCGCGTGGAGTGCCGTGACGGAGTCCTTCGTGCTGGCATAGAGCTGAAACTGGATGCTGATCTCACGAAGTCCTGCGCTGTAGCACGGCGCTACATCCAATCCGAACTCCCGCACCGACGCGTCCACCTGATTTCGGAGGCGAAGTGAGAGCTGAAGCAAGTAGAATTCCACTCCTCCGAGGTGAATACGCCCAATGTGTCCGGGAACGAGGATGAATGACTGCGTTGCCGCGGATGGCTCGGAGGGAAACTGAGCCAGTCCGGTGTGGCCCGCGCGGAATGCTGCTACCGAAGCTACTTCTCTGGCAATACCGCGAAACTTCGCACCATGAAAATCACTGTTCAGCGTGATCTCCATCTCATCGATCACACATCCCGCAAGAATCCGATCGAGTTTTCCCGTCGGCGTCCAGTAGTCTCCCAGGGTGAGGGACTTGGGCTTCTCGCCGGGGAATATGGTCACGCAGCTACCCAGAGAAGATCCAGCCTGCAAGTTGCCATCGAAAGCAGAAGAGAGGAGAACCGTCGTATTGCTGGTTACGCTTTTCACAAAGCGAAGCTGTTCACCGAAACGCAATCCCTGGCCGGGCACCAGGCCGTGGGGAGTGCTGAACGTGATGGATGCGGAATTCTGTGCACTGCCGCTGACTGTTAGCGCCGTAACATTGCGGCTATCCCCGCCTAATGCGCTCCACACTAGATTGGTCATCGCGTCCGTCGGGCTGCTCGGGCTTCTTCCGGGGAAGTAAGCTGTAAGCTCGAAGCGGTTCTCCGTTCGTACTTCAGGATGCGGAGCGAATCTTGTCCGGCTGCCTGTCTTGTCGCGACGTGCTGACCGTACGGTGGTTTCTTCCACCTTGAGGGAACGAAAGCTCAGCCGGTCGGATGCGCTCAGGTCGCTGGCGGCCCCGAAATCGTTTTCCAAAGCGGCATAAAGTCGCTCATTCGTTGCATTGATGTAGCAGCCCATGTTGGACTAGTCCTCCCCGTCGTCATCCATTGCAAGCTCAAACCGAACCTGCGCAGTTTGCTGAAATCCACGGCCTCCGCGATCGACAGGACCGATCTGAAGCTCGTAGCCGCCCCCGAAATAGATTCCATCGTCAAGTTCGCCCACATGGTTGTCCAGAACCAGGAGAATTGCGTCGGTGATGCAGTTGAGCTGGCCCGCAACGATGTCATGTCGGTCGCCATTTGCCTCAATGGCGAGCACCATGTTGCATGTTCCAGAGAACGGCGCATACTTCAGGCTTCGCCGGTTGATGAGCTTCTCCACTTGGATGCGAATGCGCGGCTCTGTCGTGAACTCTTCGTCCGCAACAAGGCCCCGCTTCAGGCCATAGCTGCGAATGGAGAAAGCGCTTGACAGCAGCGTGTGCTCTGGGTCAGCCGCTGCCATTTGTTCGAGCTGGGAGCGAATGCCTCCTGGACCTTCCAGCAGATCTCGAACGGCTTCCACGGCGGATTGAAGTACGTATCTCATCGTTACCCCCGTTGAAAGATCCGTTGTGGCTGGAGATATCGGTCAGGTAGCTGCCCGGTGCCCGCTCTCGCTCCGTGGATGATGCTGTTGGATTGGGCCCATGTTTGGTTGATGCTGAGCGGCACGGCATTCTGCCTCCGCAGTTCATCGGCATTGGGACCCACATACACGTTCCAGCCGGTTGCGTTCTCGGGAGCTTCTCTCGGACTGAGGGCCAGTCCGCCTGGACCGGTCAATTGCGCCGAACTTAGAATTCCCAAAGCGCTCTCTTGACCTGCCGCATTGGTCCAGGTACCCGCAAAGTAGTAACTGCCGGGCGCCATTGCGCCTGCTACCAGGTGGCTTTGCAGACTTTCGGGCATAGGCAGTGGGTTGTGGCTTACGCCGATGCCCCTTTGAAGAAACTCCTCCTTTGCGCTCTCCAGCGCTTGGCGATAGTGCTCCAGCTTCGCCTTGTATCGTTCGTTGAGCTGATTGCCATAGCTGGCAAAGTAGAAGAGCCAGAGCGTCCGGTAGATGAGCCATCGGATCAGAGATGGCGTTGCCACAACGTTCTGCAGCGAAACTCCAACTCCACTGCTTCCGGTTCCGCTTCGAAGCACTTTGTCGAGCTCCATCTCGGTCTCGGCCCGGACTTCATCCAGCGCGAGTGCAATTTTGCTCTCAATCTCCACTCGTTCCCGGTCCGCCGTCTCCAGGAGATCGTTCTCATGCCTGAGCAGGTCACGCGCGGTAATCAGGATTGGGTCAGTCAGCAGCGCCATCGAGGATGCTCCTTGGCCTAAGTTCGCCGCGTTCCGCGGTCCGTTTTTCCAGTCTCGAGTCGGATGTCGGGCTCATTCACCAAGGTCACCCGGAGGCGGCTCCGCAGTTCGTCTTCCTGGGCTGCGGCGCGAAGTCTCTCACATTCCGACAGATGCGCCGCGATCTCCTCCGCAGTGGCCTCTCGCGCCGATCCGTCCACGATCATCCGTGCAGCCAGGGCGGTTTCCACTTCGGTAACCACGCCCTCCCGGCCGCCGTTGGGTGTCTTCAGACTCGTGACGTAGACGTACGGTTCCGGCAGCCTTTCCCGTGTCTGCCTGACGTTTTGGTAGTACATTCGTAGATTCATGTGAAAGAGAAAAGGGTCCAACACTCGGTTGGACCCGGATAGTGGTTTTGTCGGTGGCGCGCTAGCGCCACGGGATTGCTGAGAGAGCTTCGCTAGCTGCGAACCTGGACGCCGAAGTTGTTTCGCAGCACGCCCTTGCCGTAAAGCACGTCTACCGTGAACTGCTGGGCTAGCGTGTCCGGCATGTAGCTCATCAGCACGCGGACTCCGAAGTTGCCAACTTCGGCATACTCGGCGATGGCGCCCGTGCCAGGAAGTGGCCGCGGAAGACGTCGAACCACCAGACCGATCGCGTCCCGCGAGAACGCAAGGTTGTTCGTCGTCGTCGGCGCGGTGCCCGTCTTCTTCACAAACTGGCTTCGGAAGACGTAGAAATCCTTGATCCGGCCAACCGAACCCTCCACCATCGCCTTCAGGCCGGCTTCGCCCACAGTCTGGTACTCGCTAAAGCGAGGGATTTGGCGCATGGTGGAGTAAGTGCTCGAGTCCACCACGAGGTACTTCGGAGCCGATGCGGGCACCTTGGCTTCAAACAGTCGCGTCTCTGCCGTATCGATGGCTGCTTCGGTAATCGCCGCGCCGCCTGTGCCCACCGGAGTGTTAGCGGTGAACTGCGCGTAAAGGCCGAGGAGGTCACTTTCGATTTTCTCGGCGATCGCAATCAGCGCCGGCTCCATGTAGAGGGAAAGGAGATCCGGGACGGCGAGCACCTTCGTGATATCGGGGATCTGGAAGCTCGCCTCAACGTGCGTGTCCAGGACGATCTGCGCGTTCTGCAGGTTCGGGTTTTGGGTTTGCACAGATCCGCCTTCCGCAATGTTATTTGCGGTCATCACGGGCGGAATCGGAACATTCACCGTATCACCCGTGTTCGCCAGGGTTGGTTCGAAGTCGCGGTTCACCAGGTTGCCCATCACCAGGTTGCCCATCAGGGCCGGAAGTGCGTCTGCCGCTACAAGCTTGACAATCGCTTGTGCGAGATTTGCCGATGTAATCGTTGGCATTCGTGTCGTTACTCCTTTTCACTAGCTCTTGTAGGTTTGGGAAACGAGATTCGAGATCGCGCGGTGCAAGTCGCGGCGCTCCTCCGAACTCATCCCCGGTTTGATGGCATCCAGGTCGAATCGCGCGCCGGCCGGGTCTTGTCCTACCCCCGACGTGCCAGAGCCACCACTGATCCGCGGAGGAAGGAACTCGGGGTTCTCATCCACGAATCGCTTGACAAACTCCTGCAGCGGAATCTCGCCGTCACGGCCTCGCGCCACATACTGCCCATCCGCGCTCTGCCGGATCTCGTCCTTCATCACGCGGTAAGCCAAATCCACTTTGGTGACGCCCAGCCGCTGGAGTTCCTCTTTCACCGCGCTGGTCATTCGAGTTCGAGCAACTTCCTGCTCGCTCTCCCTGGCCTTCTGCAGCAAATCCTTTACCTGCGCTTCGAGCTGCTCGCGCCGTCGCCGCTCTTCGGCAAGTTCTGCCTTGTGAGCGGGTTCCGATTCCTCCCGCTTGCGGCGTGCGAACTCTTCGATCGCTTCCTGAACAATGCTCCGAATGTCGGAAGGCGCTTGCCCGTCTTCCGGCCTCTTGTGTTCGTTGAATTCACTCATGCTTGTCTTGCCTGCTTTCTTCGTCCAGCCTCGAATTGATTTCGCTGGCGATGCTGTCCTTGATGTCCTGCCGCACATCGCACAGATACTTGTGCGTCAGGCGCTTGTAGATTTGCCGCCGAAGCGTGTCGGACGGGATCGCAAAGCTCATCAGCTTCTGGGCATCCTCGATCTCGTTGCTGAAGTCGCCGATGTCAAACTCATCCAGGCCGCTCACGTTCAGCACCAAGCCGTCGTTCCGTGCCTGATTGATCGCTCGCAGGACGCGCTTGGAGAAGTCCTTCACCGTGTCGCCGTACCCTCTGAGCACCTCCTGCGTGACCGTAAAATCCCGCTGCTTGCTTAAGCCCGATTGGCCGAAGTTCTGTGGTCCTCCTGCCTGGTTCAGCAGGTAGCACACGCGGTAGATCTCTTCCTTCAGCCTCTTCAGGTTCTCGGCGGCAATCTCGTAGACATGACCGTTTGGCTCGGTCCAGCCGAACTTGTCGCCAGCGCCAAGCTTGAGGTAGTAGCTTTCTCCCACTACCTGCTGCCATTCGCGATCGGAGTAGATCACCGGCATCGCGAAGAGTCCCATGCTGAGTGCCCATGCTTGCGCGTTGGACTTGTTGAAATGCTCAAGCTGCAGCAGCGCAGCCTTGTTCATCAGCCACAGGCCGTCGGTGACGCGCATTTCGAAGACGGGCACTTGCTCAAGACAGGCAAAGCCGTGGGGTCCCTCATCAATCAACTGAGGTTCGTCCTGTTCGTAAGCCCGGAAAATGCGGTACTCTCGCTTGTTGTAGTAATGCCAGCGGGTCTCGGTGATCCAGCGCGGGTTCGGATCGTTCTTAACCACCATCCGTTCCTGGCGAAGCACCACCCACTCGAAGCGTCCCACCTCGTCGTAGGCCCAATTGATCATCTGCTCGGGCGTGAAGTGCGCCAAGTAGGCCCGCGAGAGTCCGGATGCATCCTCCTCCGCCTGGTTGGCGGGCTTCTTCACCTGCTTCGGGAAATCCACCAATGCGTAACTGCGCCCATAGATCAATGCCGAGGTCAGTTCCTGCCTCAGGAAATCTCCAAACGCCGTTCCCTTCCGGTCGCAATCGTCCAGAAATTCGCCAAAGAAGCGCCGTCCAGACTCTCGCCCGTTCTCGTAGGTAACAATCGGTTCTCTGCGGAACAGCGTCGAAGCATACCAATCGATGATCGAGCCAACGTAGTTCTCGTAGAACACGCGCGCCAGGCGTTCTTCGTAGACCTCCGCAGGTTCCCGGATGCGCCGCTGCAGATACTCGCCGGCGAAGCGCCGAAGCGTCTCGCCTCCCAAGTAGAGATGCTTGTACATCCGGTAGGTCGGAGCCATCCGGACGTGATCCGGATGCGGGCTCAGCACGAATTGCTTGTCCATCGCTTTGTCCTCTGCTCTGTCAAATCCTTCCGCGTGGCCTCCACGAGCCGTTTCCAAACACTCCGCTCCCAGCGTGCGCGTGCCGACGCGCGAAGGCGCACCAAGGAATACCCTGGCGGCACCTCGTGCATCGCCGTTCGTCCTTCCTGAGTCAGGGTCTTGGGGTACTTCGCGAACTCAAAAGCACAGTGGGCTTTGCCGCCCCGGAGGACGCTCGCCGATCTTGGGTTTAGAGGCAAACTCTTCCCAGATCAGATAACCCAGTGCGTCTGAGCTGTGGCTTCGTTTTGGGTCTTCCGCCTTGTTCACATGGACCCCGTCTTCCTGAAATCTCAACCGTTCGAAGTCGAGCATCAGGGACTGGCACTTATGATCCATCCAGAACCGCTGCTTGCCGTCTGCCGGATCCAGAAGGCTGTTTACTTGGTGGATTCGGTCCAGCACCGCAGGATTGCTCTTCGCCACCCGCGTCTCCACGGACGCAAAGTGACCTTCGCTCACCAGAGCCACAATCTGCTTGTAGTTGCTTGGCCCGTTTGTCTGTTCCGCATGGCCGCTGGCATCTCCATAGATCACCAGCCTCATCGGCTGCACACCGTGTTGCTTTCGCCCATAGCGGTCTTTCATCAAACCCGCCATATCCACGCTGTTGCCTCTCTCAAGTACCAGTTCATCCACAACAAAGAGAGCGTCGTCGAATCGCTGGCAGACCACCGAACAGAATGGGCTCACATTGAAGTCGAGTGCCCACAGAAGTGGTCGCGCCGGATCCACAGCCACGTCTGTCATGTGCTTCTTCCGGTCGAACCCGCTATAAACCCGGCGGTTGTCCATCACCAGGTACTCGCCTAGCACCTCTTGCCGGTAGAACGAATCCCCGTAGGTGCTTTGCAGACGGTCGTAGAAAGCCGGATCGGTCGCCAGAATATGCTGGTTCTCCCGCGGTTTTGCGAAGATCACCGAGTACTCCGGGTTCTCGCTGCTTACAAAGCGCCGATACACCCAGTCCCGACCCTTCGGGGTCCATACGCCAAATCCGCAGTGCCGCTTGGCCTTTGGCTCCCGCAACCGTCCCTCCAGTCGCAGCCAGGCTTCTTCCTTGCAGTAGGTCAGTTCATCAACTCCAAACCATGCCAGATTCGTTCCTCGCAGCCGCTCGTAATCATCGAGCGAACGAAGCAGAATTCTTGACCCAGTCAGAGACAACTCGATGTATCCTTCGCTTTTGTGATGGTTGTAACGGATCTCATTCTCCTGCAACAAGCTGAGCAGCGCCCTCTGCGTCGCGTCCCGGAGCATAGGGTACGTTGGCGCTCCCAACAGCCCCAGGCACCCGCTGTTGATGTATGCCAGGCGAATTGCCTCTTGGCAGAGCGCTTGGCTCTTCCCGGAGCCGATCGGCCCCGAGAACCCTTTGAACCGGGCCTTGGAGCGATGAAACCGGGCTTGAGAAGCGAGCGGATCATAGCGGATTAGCTGGATTCCTCTTCGCTCTTCGTAATGAACTCCGGATCTTCCCACCGCACCACCACCTCTCTCGGTCCCTGAACTTGTCGGCTGGCCTCACTTTCGAGAATCGCCACTAGCTTCAGGTAGTCCGCGATTGTTACTTTGCGGGGTTCTTCCGCATCCTGCAGAAGGGTCCTCTCCATTCGCTCTCTCAGCACCGGGAGGAACGGTTGTGTGCCCTCCCAAATCGAATCCCCTACGATGACCTCTTCCTCCACGTTGACGTTGTGTCTCAT